AAAGGAATTTAAACCTATAATGACTGTAGAAGAATTTGATAAAATCTTTGGTGATATCAATTAAATTTAGTATCTTTACAAAACAACAAACAATATAATATGGCAAACGAATTCTATGTAAAAAAAAATGGAGATAAAATAATACTAACCATCGTCAGTAAATCTGAAACAAGTATTGAATTAGATATAGAAGATGCAGCAGATTTGGCATTAGATATCCAACAATATATTAATCAGTATATCAATGCGAAATCAAATGATGTATATAATGAGAAAGCAAAGATGCAATCCAAAGAAGAACACGCTCAGAAAACTAAATTAGCTATTGAAATGAATAAATGGATTAATAATCATTTTGGTGACAAGTATGATTTAGATACTATTGAAAGAGAAGTTAAACAAAAAGAATTAGAAAAAGAATTTGGTGAAGTATATAAAATAGACTTAATCAATAATAAAGTAACTAAAAAATAAATAATATGGACTTAGATAAAATCTTAAGTAAGAAATCAAATGAAGTGACAAAAGAAGAAATGGCATTTGTATTTGAAAATTTAGATTGGGCTAAATTAGCATCAACATACGCAGAGAACGTAGGAGATATAGATTTCGAAATCCCAGCAGAACAATTAAAAAACTTCATTAGAGTTGATAAACCTAAAGAAGATAGTGAATAGTAATATGTTACACACTTTTATATTTATAATTGGTTGTGGTCTTTTAAATTGCCGTTTTTATTTCCGCAACTATTATTTTATATTAAATAGGCCGGTAGTTTCTACTACTGGCCATTTTTGTTTTTATTCTAACCTGAACTACTAATATTTATATACATTATGGCAAAAGAAACAATTAAAGAAATAAAGGGGATTCCTGATTATTATATCTCAGATGAAGGAGTTGTTTACTCAACAAAGAAGTCCCCAAGATACAATCCTAATGGAGAAATGAGAGTACTTAGACCTCGTACTCATCCATCAGGTTATTTATACTATGGACTGTTCGTAGGAATTGGACCTAACAAACAAAGATTATGGAGAAGAGGTCATAGAATAGTGGCGGAAGCTTTCATAGGTAAGATTCCTAAAGGTAAAGAGATTAATCATATGGACGGAAATAAACATAATAATAAAGTTGATAACTTAGAAATTATGACAAGACAAGAAAACATTACTCACTATCATACAGTAACTAAACCACAAAGAAATGCATAGAATTAAATTAGGTGATTATTTAGAAGCCCTTATCCATGTTATAACATTAGGATTTGGAAGTAGAATATCAGAATGGATAGCAATAGACCTATTAGGATTTAAATCATGTGGCTGTTGTGAAAGAAAAGAATGGTTAAATCAATTAACTGATAAATTCTATGATGGACAATGTAACGGAATAAAAATATTTTAATATGGAAAACAAATATGCACCTCTTAGCTTAGAGGAGTTTAAAGAATTAAAGGAACACTTAGAAGGAGTTAAATCTTTTTTACCTGAACATTTGATGGGTAACTTATGGGAGAAATGTAATCGTATAAGAGGTGAAAGAATAAATCAACCTTGTAGTTGTAAATCATCATCCGGTCTATGGGGGCTTTGCGTTTCTGATTTAAGACAATTTGTAAGAACTAAAGATGCAGAATAAGAGATTAGAAAATACAAAACGATTAGAAGTATTGTATAATGAATCTCACAAATGGCTATTAGCAGCTACATTTAATATTGTAAAGGATAAGGATGTGGCTGAAGATTTAGTTGGAGAACTTTATGTGTACTTAGGAGAAAGAGTTAATCCTGCTTTATGGTGGGGTAATTCATTTAACGTTATGTATTGTTACTCATTTCTTAAGAGTAGATTCTTAAACAAAGTAAAGAGAGATAAAAAGATTCAATACCAACCTAATACCGAATCGGACACACCTGATGATGAATACGATATAGAATCAGATGAAAAAATAGCTACAGCATATAATCAGGTAATAGATGAACTAAAGAATATGGAAAGAACCAAACTATGGCCGGCATCTAAATTAGCACAATTATATTTCTTTGGTGAGAAGATGACATTAGAAAAGTTATCAGCAGAAATTAAGATATGTAAATCAACCTCATTCACACAAATTAAAAGAGCTAAAAAACATTTAAGAGAAACAATAGATAATCCATTTAACTAATATGAAAACCAAATCAGCAACAATTATTACATCACACTATCCAAAGTTTGAATATCTAGCAAAACTATTAGATACCTTCTATGAAAACGTAGAACAACCGCATGATATATATGTTGTGTTTAGTAATGAGCAAGAAGCAGATATATTCTCATTTTCATATGCAAAGGAACATAAAGCATTAGTTCTACCACATGATATGAGAGGATTTAATAGTATTGTAAACGTAAAGAAATTAGTAGCCATAAAAGAATTGTATGATAAATACGATTGGTTAGGTGTATATGATTGTGAAACTGAATATGTTAAGCCAGTAAACTTAGATGAACTTTATGAAGAAATTGGAAGTAGAAAATGGGTTAAAGGAAACTATGCAACTATTGGTGCAGATATAATAAAGAAAGTAGCTACCCTATTAGGATTAGATACAAATAGAAGGGTAATAAACGAAACAAAGGATTTTACTTTGTATTGGTGGTTTCAAGACATTCCAGTATATGATACATCCGAAGTAAATCTATTTTTAGAATGGTTGGATAGTAGACCTAATATAAATCAAATACTAAACGAATACCATTGCTTTGAATTCCTAATGTATTCACTCTATATGATTGCTTATAAAGAATGGGAAGTCCGTCCATATGATTTCCATTTAGATATAGGAGCTGTTGAGCAGTTTCGTTTAGGTGAAGAAGAAAGATTAAAGATTATAGAAGCATTTGAACCTCATTGGTGCGTTGATAGAACTAACCACCATAAATTTCCATTTGTAAAGATTATTGTACACACCGATGTAGCTGTATAGCAAAAATAGGTTACAACCTAATTTTAAGGTGGCATCCTGAGGGTTTACTACAAAGGTGAGGTAATGTTGTTAGATTTATATACAATCGTTTAAATAACGAATAAATAACTAATATTATGGCTAAGTTCGAACCAGGTAATAAAATGAGTAAAGGGCGTCCAAAGGGAGCAGTTAATCGTTCAACCGAAATGATTAAATTATCTTTAGCAAGAGCAGTTGATTCTACTCTATCAACCTTATCAAAAGATTTAGAGGAAATTAAAAAGAAAGACCCACAAGCCGCATTAGAATTAGCATTTAAGCTATTAGAATATACAATACCTAAGTTGAGTAGAACCGAAGTGAAAGCAGAGGTGAATCAAAGAATAGAGCAGATTACTGTCAATGTAACTCAAAAGATATTAGATGAATCTAGAGATTAATACAACCATTACTTATACCAATCAGGATAGCTCACCAACAAGAGTGACTCATCATATTGGTGGGACTCGTAGTGGTAAAACATATGCTTTACTTCAATGGTGTATTGTTAAAGCATTAGAAGGTAAAGAGATAATAACAATTGTTCGTAAAACGATACCATCACTTAAAAGGACTGTAATGAAGGATTTTAAAGATGTGATGCAGTTATTAGATATATGGAATGAAAATGATTTTAATATATCAGATAGAATATACTCATTCTATAATAATTCAATAATACAATTTATATCAACTGATGATGCTGAGAAGTTAAGAGGATTAAAAAGTAGCATCTTATGGTTGGAAGAAAGTAACGAGATAGATGAAGAATCTTATTTTCAGCTAATGATTCGTACAACAGGTCCAATCATATTAAGTTATAACCCTACTGTATCACCATATCATTGGATAAGAACTATGGGTGATTGTAGTAGATACTTTACAACTTATAAGAACAATCCTTATTTAGATTACAATGTTAAGAAAGCCATTGAGGAATTAAAACATAGTAATCAAAAAGCATGGAAGGTTTATGGTTTAGGTGAATGGGTTGGTAATGAGAAAGCAATATTTGAATTTAATCAATGTGAATGGTTACCGGATGATGCTGAGTTTGTAGCATTTGGTTTGGACTTTGGATATAGTTCAGACCCTACTGCATTGGCATCTATATGGAAATTCAATAACGAACTATACATTGTAGAACATTGCTATGAAAAAGGAATGGTGACAAACGATATAGTAACTATGTTGAAAGGAGTAGTGAATGGTAGAGAGGAGAT